CAAATCACGTTGCTGACTCGTTCTTTGCATCTGTTTATCCTACTATTACTTCTGGTAAAAACACCAAAGTAATTATTGTATCCACACCACACGGTATGAATCACTTCTACCGTATGTGGCACGATGCGGAAAGAAGTAAAAATGAATATGTACCAACAGATGTTCATTGGTCTGAAGTACCGGGAAGAGATGAAGTCTGGAAAGAACAGACAATTGCAAACACCTCAGAACAACAGTTTCGTGTTGAGTTTGAATGTGAATTTTTAGGATCTGTCAACACATTAATCAATCCAACAATTCTCAAGAGTTTAGTATATGAAAATCCTATACAGAGAAATGCAGGTTTAGATGTCTACGAAGAAGTACAAAAGGATCACAACTACCTCCTTACTGTTGATGTTGCTCGTGGTTTGGGCAACGATTATTCTGCATTTATTGTTTTTGATATTACAGAATTTCCCTATAAAGTAGTCGCAAAATATAGAAATAATGAAATTAAACCAATGCTATTTCCAAATATTATTTTGGATGTGGCAAAAGGATATAACAATGCATGGTTATTGGTAGAAGTTAATGATATTGGAGATCAGGTAGCAAGTATACTTCATTATGACTTAGAATATGAAAATATTCTCATGTCCTCAATGAGAGGCAGAAATGGACAAGTTGTTGGACAAGGGTTCTCTGGCAGTAAAACACAACTCGGTGTTAGAACAACATCTGCCGTTAAAAAACTAGGATGCTCAAACTTAAAAACTCTTATTGAAGAATTTAAGTTACTTACTCTTGACTATGAAATCATTTCAGAATTAACAACTTTTGCTCAGAGAAACAATTCGTTTGAGGCAGAAGAAGGTTGTAATGATGATCTTGCGATGTGTCTTGTTCTTTTTGCTTGGTTAGTTGCACAAGACTACTTCAAGGAGATGACGGAGAATGATGTCCGCAAAAGAATTTATGAAGAGCAGAAAGATCAGATAGAACAAGATATGGCACCATTCGGATTTATTTCTGATGGATTCAATGATGAAACAACTTTTGTAGATGGTGAAGGTGATAGATGGTATACTGATGAATATGGAGATCGTTCCTATATGTGGGAATATAGATAATGTCTTTCGATGATGAGATTGAATTAGAACACTTGCTATTTCTTGAAAGAAAGTGTAGGGTGTGTGGAATAGTAAAAAATTTAATGGACGATTTTTATAAGACTAGAAAAGATAGAACATTGGCATCTTCATATTCATATGAATGTAAAGATTGTACCATAAAGAGAGTTTCTAAATCTAGAAAAGAAAAATTAGATAAACCAGATATACCACATAATCCTGTTCCCAGAATTAAAGATGTATATCCCGATTGGTAGTTCATGCACAATTTCCCCACTGAAAATGCCCCTTTTCCTAAATATTTTTAGATAAATTTGGATTGCGAGGGAAAACAAGATGCCATTAAATTTAGCATCTCCTGGAATTAAGGTAAGGGAGGTAGACCTTACGGTTGGAAGAGTTGATCCAGCTTCTGCAAAAGTTGGTGGTCTTGTTGCACCTTTAGCACAAGGTCCAGTCGAACTTCCAACATTAATTGGTTCAGAAAAAGATTTACTTGATAATTTTGGTAAGCCATACGGTAATGATAAGCACTATGAGCACTGGCTCTCTGCTTCATCATATCTCGCATATGGTGCGGGAATGAGAATTGTAAGATCTGATAGTTCTAATCTGTGGAATGCATATGTTGGAACTGGATCTTCCATAAAAGTTAAGAGCACAGAACACTATGAGCAACTTGGATACGACGAAAACACGATTTCTTCAAAGCAATTTGTATCCAAGAATCCAGGATCTTGGGCAAATGGAATTAGAATTGCAGTTATTGATCCAAGAGGAGACCAAGTTCTGAATGGTATTTCTACCAGTGGAGTATCAGTATTCACTGCTACCATCGATAATAGATCAGCAACAATCGACTCTGCTAGTGACACTACACTTGGAATCACCACTACAAGTATTAGTGTTGGTCAAGAAGTACGTGGAGAATTTGTTTCTGCAGGAACAACAGTTACAAGCATTGGAGTTGGTGAAATTACCATTTCAAATGCAACATCAAACACAGAGGGTGGAATAACTATTCCTCTTGATATTGGTTCAACCACCGTCACTGCTGCAGCACTTGCAGTTGGTGCTGGTGTTACTCAATCACTTGCAGGCAAAAAGCAGATTAATCAGGATGGAACTACGACTGATCTCACTGGATCACACCTGAAGGGTATTGTCACTGAAATTGGAGTTGATCAAGTATCGGTAAAAATTCTTTCAAAAGTTACTGGAGGGGTCGAAACTCCTGTAGACTATCAAGAATCCGGAACTTGGGCATTTACCAGTACAGGTAATGTTGCCATTCACACTGCTGGTCAATCAGTATCTTATGGTTCAACTGCATATACAGGTCAGTCTGATTGGTTTAACCAACAAACATTTGCAACTTCAACTCAAACAGTTGGTGGAACAGTTTCAATCGTAACTGAAAACTGGAACACTGTTGCAGATCGTCCACAAACATCACAATACACTGCAGATAGAGCAGGAAGATTTGATGAGGTACATGTTGTTGTAATTGATGGTGATGGTGACATTACTGGCAATGCAGGAACAATTCTTGAAAAGCATCTCAATCTTTCGAAGGCAAAAGATGCAGAATTTTCGGCAGGAACTCCATCTTATTGGAGATCTTATCTGAAGACTAACTCAGCATATGTGTTTGGTGGAAACGAACCTACTGAAGCAGCTTCTAGTGGATATTCTTCAGGATTTACACTTACAACTGGATCTGGTTGGGATCGAAATGCTGAGGGAGTAATATTTGATACTGCAGGTGCATTAGACTTTGAATTTAGTAGTGGATTAAATTATGATGGAGGAAGCGATATTACAGCAGATGGAGCACTTGAACCAAGTCTCAGTGATTTAGTAACTGGTTATGGATTATTTGAAAATACTGAAAAGTATGAAATTGATTTCTTAATCATGGGTTCTGCAAACTATGAAATAGATTCTGCTCAAGCACTTGCAAACAAACTGATTGCAGTTGCAGATGTTAGAAAGGATGCGATTGCATTCATCTCTCCATATAGAAAGGCATTTATTGATGATACTGCTGCAGGAAGTGTAACTGTTAATAGTGATGCAGACATTACTTCAAATGTTCTTGAGTTCTTCTCACCAATCACATCATCGTCCTATGCAATATTTGATAGTGGTTATAAGTACATGTATGACAGATACACAAATACTTTCAGATATGTTCCTTTAAATGCAGACATTGCCGGACTTTGTGCTCGCAATGATATTGACAATTTCCCATGGTTCTCACCTGCAGGAACTTCTAGAGGTGCCATTCTGAATGCAGTTAAGTTGGCATATAACCCATCCAAGGTTCAAAGAGATCAACTTTATTCGGCAAGAATCAATCCAGTTATTGTTTCACCTGGTGGTGGTATTACACTCTTCGGTGATAAGACTGGACTTGCTAGAGCATCTGCATTTGATAGAATCAACGTTCGTCGTTTATTCATCTATCTTGAAGATGCAATTTCTGCTGCTGCAAGAGATCAACTCTTTGAGTTCAACGATGAAATCACAAGAACTAACTTTGTGAACGTTGTTGAACCATTCCTCCGTGATGTTCAGGCAAAGAGAGGAATCACAGATTATGTTGTTATTTGTGATGAAACAAATAACACTGCCGCAATTATAGATAATAATGAGTTTGTGGCAGATATCTTTATCAAACCCGCAAGATCAATCAACTTCATTGGTCTTACGTTTGTTGCCACCAGAACTGGTGTTTCATTTGAAGAAGTTATCGGTAACGTTTAATTTAGAGGTTTAAAGAAAAATGCCTAGTCGCCAACAAAGAAATACCTCACCAGTAAGAACGATCAGTGATTTCAAGAGCAAATTGACTGGTGGTGGTGCAAGACCTAATCTATTTGAAGTTGAATTAGCATTTCCATCGAGTGCTGATCCTGGTAATGAAGTTCTTGAAAAAGCAAGATTCCTCGTAAAGGCAGCAGCATTGCCTGCCTCTACGATTGCTAATATTGATATTCCTTTCAGAGGTCGTGTTCTGAAAGTAGCAGGAGACAGAACCTTCGAAACTTGGACAATCACAGTTATTAATGACACTGATTTTGCAATTCGTTCTGCGATGGAAAAGTGGATGAACATCATTAATAAAATGACTGATGCCACTGGATTAACGAATCCAATTGACTATCAAAAAGATGCCACTGTCAGGCAACTTGATCGTGATGGTTCCGTCCTCAGATCTTATAAGTTCTGGGATATCTTCCCAACCAATATTGCTGCAATTGATCTCAATTATGAAACTACTGATACTATTCAGGAGTTTACAGTAGAAATGCAAGTTCATTATTGGGAAGCAATTAGAGGAACATCTGCTCAAGCAGGTGGTGAAGATATCAGCTAAATAGTAAAATAACAGTATAGTCAGTTTATAATATGGCAAAACTTTTCGGGTTTTCTATTGAGGATACAGAGAAAAAATCTAAAACTATAGTTTCCCCCGTTCCTCAAAATAATGAGGACGGGGTTGACAATTATATTGCCAGTGGATTTTATGGTTCATATGTAGACATCGAAGGTGTCTATAGAACTGAATTTGATTTACTTAAAAGATATAGGGAGATGGCACTTCATCCAGAGTGCGATGGTGCTATTGAAGATGTTGTTAATGAAGCAATTGTAAGTGATCTTTATGATTCTCCTATTGAAATTGAACTCTCCAATCTTAATGCAACTGATAAATTAAAAAAGGCTATTAGAGATGAATTCAAATATATTAAAGAACTTCTTGATTTTGATAAAAAATCCCATGAAATTTTTAGAAATTGGTATGTAGACGGTCGATTATATTATCATAAAGTTATTGATCTAAAGGCACCTCAGGAAGGAATTAAAGAACTGAGATATATTGATCCAATGAAAATGCGGTACGTCCGCCAAGAGAAGAAAAAAGATAAGAATGTCATTGGACCAAATATTCCTGGTCGAGATGAAAACAAAAATGGAATTGCTCCAGAGATAGAAGAATACTTTGTTTATACACCAAAACCAAATTATCCAACTGGATCTATTTCTGGTGGTGGAGGAGTAAAAGGCACTAAAATTGCGAAAGATTCTATTGCATATTGCACCTCTGGACTTGTAGATAGAAATAAAGGCACAGTTCTTTCATATCTTCATAAGGCAATCAAAGCTCTCAATCAACTTAGAATGATTGAGGATTCTTTGGTAATCTATAGATTATCAAGAGCACCCGAACGTAGAATTTTTTATATTGATGTTGGCAATCTTCCTAAGGTAAAAGCGGAACAATATCTTCGTGATGTTATGATGCGTTATCGTAATAAGCAAGTTTATGATGCAAACACTGGAGAAATCCGTGATGATCGTAAATTTATGAGTATGCTTGAAGATTTCTGGCTCCCCAGAAGAGAGGGTGGCAGAGGAACTGAAATCTCCACACTCCCTGGTGGTCAGAATCTTGGAGAACTCGCTGATATTGAGTACTTTCAAAAGAAACTCTACAGATCACTTGGAGTTCCTGAGTCAAGAATTGCCGCCGATGGTGGTTTCAACTTAGGTCGTTCTTCCGAAATTCTGAGAGATGAACTAAAGTTTGCTAAGTTTGTTGGTCGTCTGAGAAAGAGATTTGCTCAGATGTTCAATGATATATTAAAGACTCAACTCATTCTTAAGAACATCGTATCTGTCGAAGATTGGAATAAAATTTCTGATCACATTCAATATGATTTTCTCTATGACAATCAGTTTGCTGAACTCAAAGAAACTGAAATGTTGAATGAGAGACTTGGAGTTCTCGCAACAATCGAACCTTATATTGGTAAGTATTATTCCACTCAATGGGTTCGTAGTAAGGTTCTTCGTCAGACTGATGCGGAAATGATTGAAATGGATGAACAAATTGAACAAGAGATTGAAGATGGAATTATTCCAGATCCAAGTTCAGTAGATCCAATTACTGGAGAACCATTATCAGTAGAAGGTGAACAAGGAATGTTGGGAGATGTTCCGATGGAACCAGAAGTAAATGGTGGAATTACTGATGCTGATGGCAAAGCTGCCGAGATATAAATAGAAAATATAGTTATTATAAATTTTCATGGAAGAAATTGTAAATTTAATTGGAGCAGATTCTTCTGCATCCGATATCAGTGACAAAATCAAAGATGTTTTGTATGCAAAAGCAACAGAACGTATTGAAGGTGTCAGACCAACAGTGGGTGCATCCGTGTTTGGCGATTCTGATTTAGACACAGAAGAGGAGCAAGATGGCTAGGACTTTATTGTTAGGAGATGAAATAGCACTACCTGTTAATACTGGTACTGCTACTAGTTTTTCATCCGCAACTGTAGTTAGACTTATTAATACAACAGGAACTGCACAGGTTATTACTGTTGTAGAAACTCAAAGTGGTACAGGTATTGGATCCTTTACAATGCTTGGCAATACGACAGAATTGTTGGAAAAAAATGCATCTTATTGTGTTTTTGCAAGTGCGGCAACTGTAAAAGGTACAAAAGTAGGATTCACAGGATAAACAATGAAACTTATCACAGAAGAAATTTCTAAAGTAGAATTTGTCGTCGAAGGCACTGGTTCTAAGAAAAGGATGTTTATTGAGGGTGTTTTCCTTCAAGGTGACATCAAAAACCGTAATGGCAGAATGTATCCTATGAGCACTCTTGAGAAAGAGGTTGGTAGATATAATGAATCTTTTGTTAAAAAAGGACGTGCTTTAGGTGAACTTGGTCATCCTGATGGACCCACTGTAAACCTTGATCGTGTTTCTCATAAGATTATTTCTCTCACAAGAGAAGGAACAAACTTCAGAGGTAAGGCACAAATTCTTGACACTCCAATGGGCAAGATTGCAAAATCTCTCATTGATGAAGGTGTCATGCTTGGAGTTTCTTCTCGTGGTGTTGGTTCATTAAGAACTACGAACGAAGGTCATAAAGTTGTTGGTGAAGATTTCATGTTAGCAACTGCTGCCGATATCGTTGCCGATCCTTCTGCACCTGATGCTTTTGTCTCAGGAATTATGGAAGGAAAAGAGTGGGTCTGGGACGGTGGAATTCTTCGTGAACAACTTGCAGAAAAGACTCAAAAGAGAATTAACACTCTCGTTGATCAAAATAGACTTGAAGAGCATAAGTTGAACTTATTCAACGATTTCCTTTCAAATCTTTAAATTATAAATAAATATAGATTAATACAAAAATATCTAATCAAATGTCCGTTGGTAGCAATTTACAAGAAATGGAAAACGTAGTAACGAAAGGAGCTGCTGCATCTGAACCAATGCCAAAGTCAGGAAGCAATGCTTCCGGTGTTTCTACACCTGGACAAACTGGCAGCTGGGAAGATCTCGGTGGTCCTACTCCAGAAAACTATAAGGCAGACGACAACTCTGCCAAACTCGCAGAACCTAAGATCGCAAGTGTCAAAGACATTGTGAACAAAGGTGCAAAACCTGCCGAACCTATGCCTAAGGGTATGAAGGAAGAGGAAGAGGTCGAAGGTGAGGTTGTAGAAGAGGAAGAAACCACTGCATCTGCCGAAGATGTAGTTTCCGAAGAGGAGACTACTGAGGAAGAGGTAGTTACCGAAGAGGAAACTCCTGAAGCAGAGTACAGCATGGAAGAAGATGTTGCTGCACTGCTTGCAGGTGAGGAACTCTCTGAGGAATTCCAAGAGAAAGCACGCACCATTTTTGAAACTGCCATCAAGGCAAAAGTTGCTACAGTTCAAGAAGAACTGAAGGTACAATATGAAGCAACCCTCGAAGAAGAAGTTACGGCAATTAAGTCTGAACTGACTGAGAGAGTTGACGCATATCTTGAGTATGTTGCTGAAGAGTGGATGACTGAAAATCAACTCGCAGTAGAGCAAGGACTCAAGGCAGAAATGACCGAATCATTCCTCACCGGAATGAGAGGACTTTTTGAAGATCATTATGTATCAATCCCTGAAGAGAAATATGATGTAACCGCCGCAATGGTGGAAAAATTAGATGAGATGGAAGATAAACTCAACGAGCAAATCAATAAGAATATTGCTCTCAATCAAAGATTAGCTGAGTCGGTTGCTGATGTAATCTTCTCCGATGTCTGCGAAGGTCTGGCACTTTCACAGAAGGAAAAGCTCGCTTCTCTTGCCGAAAATGTTGAGTTTGATAGTGAAGAGAACTATCGTGAGAAACTGGTAACTCTGCGTAAGTCATACTTCCCAGAGAATGCCGGATCTCAAAGAGACGAGTCAGAAAACATTTCTGAGAGTACTGAATCTGTTGCACAACCAGTAACTGGTTTAATGGAGTCATATCTCGATACTCTGACCAGAGTTTCTAAAAAGTGATTTTTATATCATAAGTCAAACTAAAACTTAAAGGTAAATTCAAATGCAAGGTTTCAATGCTGAAGCTCTGCAGGAGAAGTGGGCACCTATCCTCAATCATGAGGGTCTCGGAGGCATCAATGATGCTCATAAGAGAATGGTTACCGCAGTTCTTCTGGAGAACCAAGAAAAAGCAATTAAAGAGGAACGTGAGTTCCTGTCAGAAGCTGCTCCTACTAACTCTGTTTCCGGAGCAGGAGTCGCAAACTTCGATCCCGTTCTGATCTCACTGATCAGACGTTCAATGCCTAACCTGGTCGCATATGACCTGGCTGGTGTTCAACCAATGAATGGTCCTACTGGACTTATCTTCGCAATGCGCTCACGCTACACCGACATGGGTGGCACAGAAGCTCTGTTTGATGAAGCAGATACCGCATTCTCCAATAGCGGAATCTCCACCTCTAACCCATACGTCGCTGGTTCCGAAGGTTCCACCGTTGGTCTGGGTACTGATACTCAAAGAGGTTCTAACCCTGGACTGCTTGATCCTACCACCCAAACCCATAACGGTTATACCGTTGGTCAGGGCATGGATACTGAGTTCTCTGAAGAACTCGGTGCAGATCAGGCATTCAACGAGATGGCATTCTCGATCGAGAAAGTCACCGTTACTGCTAAGTCCAGAGCACTGAAAGCTGAGTATTCACTCGAGCTTGCACAAGACTTGAAAGCAATTCACGGACTCAATGCTGAGGCTGAGTTGGCAAACATTCTGTCAACTGAGATCCTCGCAGAAATCAACCGTGAAGTCATCAGAACCATCTATAAGGTTGCAGAACCTGGTGCAC